TTGACGAAATTAGAGACAGTGATGATTTTCACGAATGGGCTGAAGAACAGCCAAAATGGGTACAGGATGCACTATATGAGAATGATAATGATGCAAGGTCAGCAGCAAGAGCAATTGATTTATACAAAGCAGATAGAAACATTGGTAAGAAAGACACAACAAAGAGTAGCAAAAGTGCTGCTATGGATGTTGGCACGAAAGCTACAAAAACAAAAGTGGATGTTTCTGAATCAGGTAAAAAAATACGTGAGTCCGATGTTCAAAAGATGTCCGCTGTCCAGTATGAAAAGCAAGCTGATACAATAATGGAAGCTATCAGGTCAGGTAACTTTGTATATGATGTATCTGGTTCAGCGAGATAATTAAAAATAAAGTTGACAACAAAGAATTTATGTATATAACTATACATAACTAAAAGTGTAGCATAACCCCATACTTGGTTACTTGTGTTGCACTATTCCCGAAACTTTAGAGATTACCCAATTATGTGAGCCTACAAAGGAATCGCTATCCTAAGTACAACCTCAACGCATGAATGGTCCTTATAAAGTAAAATGACTAAAACTAATAGTACACATTCCGTGTACATTTGATAAATGTTTAAGGAGATAAAAATGGCATTTACAGCAGCAGCTGGTTATGGTAATCTTCCTAACGGTAATTTTAGTCCTATTATTTACAGCAAACAGGTTCAACTTGCTTTCCGCAAGGGGTCTGTCGCTGAAGCTATCACTAACAGTGATTACTTCGGTGAGATTGCTAATATGGGCGATTCCGTTAAGGTTATCAAAGAACCAGAAATAACAGTCAAGGCATATGCAAGAGGAACAACTATTACTCCTCAAGACCTTGATGACGAAGAATTTTCACTTACAATTGACAAAGCTAACTACTTTGCATTTAAAGTGGATGACATTGAAGAAGCTCATTCTCATATTAACTTTCAGCAGTTAGCATCAGATAGAGCAGCTTATAGACTAGCCGACCAATTTGACCAAGACGTACTTGGTTATATGTCAGGTTATAAGCAATCAGCTATACACGGTGCACCTGATACAGCTAATACTACCACTAACGGTACTGTTGCTGTTTCAACTGCAGGTTCTGACGAACTCTTATCATCAATGAAACTTGATGCAGGAAACTTCGGTGGTTCAGCAGGTGAGGCTGTAGCTATCTTACCAAGAACAGGTGCAGCTACTTCTGCAGCTCCTGCTAATGGAGATAGAAACCCATTAACTGTTATAGCTAGAATGTCAAGACTATTAGACCAACAGAATGTTGACACTAATGGTAGATGGTTAGTATTAGACCCTGTATTTATAGAAGTACTAAAGGATGAAGATTCAAGATTATTTGATGCAGACTTTGGTGGCACTGGACTACAGAATGGTTTAATCCTAAACAACCTACATGGTTTCAAGGTTTATCAGTCAAACAATTTACCAGCAATTGGAAGCGGACCATCTAATACAGGTGCGAACAGTGCTACTGACTTTGGTATAATTGTTGCTGGTCATTCTTCATCAGTAGCTACTGCCGAGCAAATCAACAAGACAGAGACTTATAGAGACCCTGATTCTTTTGCTGATATTGTTCGTGGTATGCATTTGTACGGTAGAAAGATACTTCGCCCAGAAGCAATCGCTACTTGTGCTTATCACTTAGCGTAAGGGAGGATTAAACTATGGCGATAGTAACAACAGCCCTTAAAGCCGCAACAGGTAACTCTCAGAGAGGTCGCAATGTTTATTTAGTTGAGAATACTCTTGACTTTGCAAATATTACTGCTGACCCTTCAGCTAGTGACGTTGTACAGGCTATTACCATTCCTGCAGGAACTATGATTATGGGTGCAGGTATGGAAGTCGTGACTTCAATTACAGGTGCTAATGGTACTGATGTAGTTGCAGCACTCGGTACAGATACCGACCCTAACAAGTACGTTGACGCTTTTGACCTAGATGGTGCTTCTGCAGGTGCTTATGCTCCAGCAGTAAGTGGAACAGGTGGAAGTGAAATCCAAGGTACAGCTAACACACTTGATGTTGCATTAACTGCTACAAATGCAGATGGTATGACTTCAGGTAAACTACGTGTTTGGTGTGCTATGATGGATGTAACTGAAATGGGTGACACTTCAGCTAACGAAGTTGATAGAGACACTTTAGCTTAAATCATATATAAGGGAGCAGGGCAACTTGCTCTCTTATCTTTATAGGAATTATTATGGCAGAAAACTACCTAACATTAACAAATAAAGTAATAGCAAGGTTGAATGAGGTTGCATTAACTTCAGCAACCTTTTCTAGTGCTAGGGGTATACAAGTTCAATGCCAAAATGCTGTTAATGAATCTATACGTTTTATTAATCAGAGAGAGTTTAATTATCCATTTAACCATCAAACTGCTTCTCAAGTATTGACAGCAGGTGTGGTTAGATATAATTTACCTGCATCTACTAAAACAGTAGACTACAATACATTTAGAATTGTAAAGAATAGCACATTAGGTAATGGTGGATATAGATTACATATACTTGACTACAATGACTATATAAACAGAGTTGTCAATCAAGAAGATGAGATAGAGACAACTACAACTAGTACAAGTCACACAGACAGTGATACAACTATAACTGTTGTAAGTACTACAGGCTTTGATAGTGCAGGTACAATAATCATAGGTAATGAGAACATTACATACACAGGTATTACAAGTACTACTTTTACAGGATGTACTAGAGGTGCAGGTGGCACTACAGCAGCTTCAATAGACAGTGGTACTACAGTAGCACAGTTTGATAGAGGTAGTGTTCCTGAGTATATAGTTAGAACACCTGATAATAACTATCTATTATATCCTTACCCAAACAAATCTTACACAATTAAATTTGATTACTACACATTCCCAACTGATTTATCAGCATTTGATGATACAACAACTATACCTGACAGGTTTGCTCCTGTTATTATAGATGGTGCTACAGCATTTGTATATCAGTATAGAGGTGAGACACAGCAGTATCAACTTAACATGCAAAGATTTGAACAAGGCATAAAGAATATGCAAACACTATTAGTGAATAAGTTTACATATTTACGTTCAACCTATATACCAAGAACAGGAGTGTATAACTCAGGTAGTGTAGATATTAGGGCATTATAATGGCAGACCAATCTCAAACAGTGCCTTCAGCATTTACTTGTGAAGGTGGTTTAGTATTAAATAAATCTACATTTACTATGCAACCGGGTGAAGCATTAGAACTAGAAAACTTTGAGCCTGACATATCAGGTGGTTACAGAAGAATAAATGGATACGCTAAATATGTATCAGCAGTTGTACCACAAACTGCATCATCTACTGAGAAAGTTCTTATGGTAGCTACCTTTGGCAGTAAAGTGTTAGCTGCTAGAGGCACAAGCATTTATAGTGCAGACCCAAGTGGAGCATCTTGGACTAGCATAGATAGTGGTAGAACAAGTGCAGGTAAGTATAGGTTTGAGAGATATAACTTTGACGGTAATGATAAGATAATATTTGTTGATGGTGCTAATGCACCTGTTTTCTTTAACACCTCATTAACAGCTACAGATGTATCAGCATCTTCTGTAGCAGGTGCTAAATATATAGCTGCTTTTAGTGACCACATGTTTTATTCAGGCATGTCAAGTACACCGCAAGAAATAGTATTTAGTGAGCCTTTTAATGAAGATGGTTTTTCTATCGCATCAGGTTCAGGTAGCATTAAAGTTGATGATACAATAGTTGGATTAAAAGTTTTTAGAGATAGTTTATTTATTTTCTGTGAAAGCAGAATATTTAAACTAACAGGTTCTTCTATAGCTAACTTTGTTGTGTCTGATGTAACAAGAGATATAGGGTGTATCAATGGTGACACGATTCAAGAATTTGCTGGTGACCTTATCTTCCTTGGTCCTGATGGGTTGCGTACAGTTGCAGGTACAGCAAAAATTGGTGACGTGGAGTTGGGCACTATAAGCTCTAATGTGCAGTCTATATTTAATGAAAATATATCTAGTGCATCTGAATTTGACAGTATAGTTATACCAGATAAAACACAATATAGAATATTTTTTACAAAGAGTGGTACGCTAGACTCTGCAACTAAAGGTGTCATCTGTGTTCTTAAAGGACAGAGGTTTGAGTTTTCAGAACTTAGAGGAATAAAACCTGCAAGTACTGACCACTTTGTTAGTAACGGTGACGTTATAGTTTTACACGGTGGTTATGCTGATGGTTATGTTTACAGACAAGAAGTAGGCGATACTTTTGATGGCACTAATATAGCAGGTAAATATAGAAGTCCTGATTTAACTTTTAATGACCCCGGCATAAGAAAACATATGCAACGAGTTGTTATTAACTATAAACCTGAGTCTACAGTAGATGCTGATTTATTTTTAAGATATGATTATGAAGCAGCAAATTCAGCTAGACCTGCAGCATATCCTTTAGATTCAGGAGATATTGTGGCTATATATGGTACATCAGTTTATGGAGTACCTACATATGGTGGAGCTGCACAACCATTAGTAAGACAGGCAGTAGAAGGTTCAGGTTTTGCTGTAGCATTAAGGGTTAGAGATGGAACAGGAAGTGCACCTTATTCACTTAAAGGTTTTCAATTAGAATATCAACTAGGAGCTAGAAGATAAATGGGAGCTACATACACTAGACAGTCCTCATATACAGACGGAGATATAATTACTGCGGCTCATACCAATGATGAGTTTAATCAGTTATTAGCTGCCTTCGCTGCAAGCACAGGACATACACACGATGGTACGACT